CCTGGAGATGCTAAATTTAGTGGCATCTTATGTTCTCCGAATCCAGAATTATACTGAAATTATTTATTGAAAAGCATATTTTCAACGGGGAAACCGTGCATGAACTACCAGTCTGGGTATTCCCAATTAATACTTACTTTCTTCTTCTTCGTTCTTTTTACTCTTTCTTTTGTACAATCCTTACATTCGTAAGAGTATGATGATAAGGTAGTTCTATTCTTTCTAGTTACATAAAATTCTTGTACAAGATCCTTTGTTTCTCCACATACACGACATTTTCTTTCAGTGAATAATAGATGATCTAAACTAATTTCACTGTCAAAGTCCATTATTCTACTTGAATTACTTCGTAAACCTCTGGAAATATCATCTGAATATGTCTCTCTATACCCATTTTCATAGTCTGATCGCTCATAGGACAAGAAGAACAAGCACCATGTAATCTTACTTTTACTATAGGACCATTATTTGTATAGTCTATTTCAACAAATTCTAGATAACCACCATCTGATTCTATATATGGTCTTAACTCATCTAAAGCAAGATTAACGTTTGTCGGTGTTAGTTCTTCTTTTTCCATTACAATCCTCTGCAAATTTTATCCCCTTGAGAGATAGAAGCACTATTTTTGTTTCAGTCATTTTCTTACTATAGAAAACAACTGGTTCATTTAGTCCTGCGTCTCCGCTCATAAATCCTCCGTCGTAAATTACCTTTATATCTACTTTCTTTCTTTCAATATATCATATAACCTTAATATTTACAAGTTTTATATTTTCTTTAGAATCTAATTTGTTACAAATCTAAGTTCTGAAAAGCATTATCTGGTATTTTAACCATCTTTCAAAATTTACCATTCTAATCCAAATCCAATCCCAAACCATCGTATAATATTGATTTATGTATAACCCAGCTAAATCAATCTGCTTGAATATTGGTGTAACTCTATAATCAAATTCTGCTTGTGGTCCAGTCTCATATTTTATTTCCTCATCACAAAACTCTTGACTTACTGCACCTTCTTTTACTAACTTTGCACACAATTCTCTTTTATCAAACATTTCATACTGTCTTTCTCTCCATCCAGTATAAACACCAGAAACATTACTGAATACAATTAAAGGCACTGCAAATGCGACTGTAAAATTAACATATGCTTTCTTTAATTTCTTAAACATTACATATAATCCCACATAAATGAGTTATCTCCATACTCATCTACATTCCATTCTTTGGTTTGTATGGGGTTTTCTTTAGTCCATACATCTCCACCATCCACAATTGGTGCCATATCATCGAAACCATCAGATACAAATCCAAAAGGTGCCATATCTTGTTCTATTTGATTCTTTTGCTCCTCATATATCCTTTTTCTTACATCATTATCAGTCATTTCTTTAAAGTAGTCCTGTGCAACTAACCAAGAAAATATAACTAAACACATTGCTAGATCATCATTACAACCCTCTTCTGCCATAAATGAGTTGTTTTTTTGAATAAAAGTAGTTAATTCTGATATGATTTCATAATCAGATACCAATAGTTTATCATCTTCAATTAAAGTTTTTAGATTTGAACAACCTAGTTTTTTAACTGCCTGAGACATTCTTACACCAAGTTGAGATTTTTTACCAGAAAAACCTGCTCCAACTATTTGTCCGTTTCTTCCTCTCATAGAACACATAAGAAGATTATCATACTCTAAATCAAAATGAAGAATACTTGCTACCTGATCTCCTATATCATTTACTTCTACTAATATGAATGCACCATTATACGCTTTACCAATATCAGCAATGATATTTGGATATAACATAGGTTTAATTTCATTATTTCTATACTTACCAACTATTCTATAGGGGAATTTAGTTATATCATAAATGATAAACGCAGAATAATCATTACCGATTCCACGAGCAACGTCTACAGTTATGAGATAATTAGACTCTTTTTTGGGATGTTCATATATGTCTAAACCATTATGTCTCTTTATAGGATCATAATAAACAAGACTTTTTAACTTATCAGGTCTTATAAGAGTACCTACTGATCCTAGAAATTCGCATTCAAATTCAATTTTAAATTGTTGTTCTGAAGTATTTGCTATTGTTTGCTCCTTCCATGCATCATCTCTACCTGGAACTTCAGACCAATGAACTTCTGTTGGCACATATTCATTTTTACCTTGTTCTGAATCATGCCACATACGATAAAAATGATTCATACCTTTAGGGGTAGAAACTATAATAACCTTTGTACTTTGTCCAGATGTAATAGTAGGATATACAGATGCAAAGAAATCATCTGCAATATGATTCGGTATAAATGCAAATTCGTCTAAGAATATAACGTTGTAAGATCCACCACGAACAGCAGATGATGATGTAGAGTTTGCTGATATTTTTGATCCATTCTCTAATTCTAAGGAACCTTTGTTCCAAGATATGATACCTTGTTGCATCCAAGTAGGTAAATTTTCATAAGCAAGTTGCAATCTGCCTAATAAATCTCTGGCAGTTGATGCTTTGTTTGCTAATATTGCAACATTAACATTATCGTTGAATACTGCATAATGAAGTAAATATGATACACAAGTAGTAGATTTACCTGTCTGCCGAGGCATTTTACAGATATTAAATCTATTATCGTGAAAATTTTCTAGTAACTTCTGTTGAAATGGATATAACTTAAATGGTTGCAATCCATGATCAAGAGTTACTATTTTTATATAATTAACTGCAAAATATACGGGATCTTCCCTACACTTTATAAATTCTACAATTTGCTCTTCAGTGAAGTTAATAGGAGTATTCGCTTTTTTCAGATTTGGATTACCCAAATATACATTATCATTCATAGTATCTCCTATGTCATTTCATTAGGTAAATGTTTTACTTCTTTTTTAGGAAGTAAACCATTAGTATGTTTATCGTGCTCTATGGTTTGTTGTGCAAGATTTACCATTTTTTCCAAGTTTTGAATCCTTTTTTCAAGGTTCTTCACTTTCGGGTCCAGTCCATCTTTGCCAGATTGTGTTTTCTTGTCCAAGTTTTTCTCTCCAGTCGTAATGCGATAACTGAAGTTTCTCACTTGCAAGAAGATCACTACCTATACCTTTTGAAGGTTTCAAAGGTTCAGTAGATATAACATCTATAAATTCTGCGTAATGCTTACCATTCGCATCTTCTATTGAAACAGAATCTTGCATATAACTGGATGCTGAATCCAATTTATCAGTTGATGTTGTTATTTTGCCTTGAACCCATGCAGGTATATCTTTTTCCTTCTTGCCTAATGCTTTTTTAAGTTTGGCGATGTTTCGTTCAGTTTTGGATAACTGTTTATGTGCCATTGAAACTTCGTGATCCGTTTTCTCCTTTTCTTCGGAGACATCTTTTTTGACTAACATTCCATCAGGTTTTACCATACTACCCTCTGGAATTGGCTTACATTTTTCATCGGTATTACAGTAGTAATATCCTTTTTTACAGGATTTCATATGTAAGTTTAATCGTCTGATGTATTAGTATTTATCATTCCTTGCTTTAGCAACTTCGCTAAATCTGAAGTTGACCCTACATATAGGGCATTATTTGTTACATTATTTGTAGTAGTTTTAGGGGAATCTTCTTCCAAATCTTTAATTTTTTTCTGTAAATCTAATAACTTATCTGTAGTATCTGCAACGCTTTTAATCAATTGTCCTGCAACTTCATATGCTCTTGCACTAGCACCTTCTTCTGCAACTTCCATGATACCATTAATTGCTTCTTGTCCTTTTTCAATCAAAGAATATAAGTTACCTCTGGTATATTCATAATCTTTTTGAATATCTTTATCTTCAGATTTTAGACTTTTTACAATTTTCATCTCTTTAGGTTCTGCCTTTACTATATCAGATGCAGTGTTAAGAGCTTTATTTAATTCTTCAAAGTTGTCACTCATTTACTTTCCATCCTGAAAAAATTCTAATCCTTCAGAGAATCCAAAATCATCTCCAGGACCAAGTAATGCATCATCTATTCTATCAATAACTCCATCATTATTCTTATCCTCTGTTGCTTTTGGTGTAACTGTATATCTCATTTCTCTCTTTGCAGTTACAGGATTAGTATTTGTATAGTAATCAACTTCAACTTTCTTGATAAGACCTGTTGCGTTATCAGCAATTTTACCGAATAGATATGTCTTAGCAGTAAAGTTTAATGTGTAAATCAGTGCTCTTCTTGTAGAAAAATCTCCTTCATAATCATCCACAAAAGAAACATTATTTAAAACTATAGGTATGTCTCTTTTTTCTCCGATAGAACTAATTAAATCTATGGTTACATTGAGAGATGGTTGGAAAAATGGTAATATTTGTTCTACGATTTGTAATGCATCATCATTTAACTTACAATATATGTTTAATTCAAATCCAATGTTATATGGAACAGGCATATAAACTTTTCTCATTGTATCAGATG